AGAATCTTTCCAATCCCATTTAGCGTTATGGTAATTTCTTGATTGATCATTGTACAGCTGCTTTCTAGCATCGTACTTCATCTGCCAAGCAGCTTTTTCTCTTATGAGGTCATCTTTCTTACTAGATTTAATGTACCTTTTCATTCCGGATATACCTCCCCGATGTATGTATCAATATCGTCATATCCAGTTCTGATATTGAGGATCTTATTAAGCATATCAACAGATCTATCGTCTGTAATATCGCAAACTAAATCGATTTCATCTGCAGTAGCAATGTTGTAATTGATAAGCTCGTCTCTTACTGATGCAAATTCAGGATCAATATATGCATCTTCTACCTTTTCTTCGGGAACGATTTCATCATCAATTACATTTTCTGCACCATTGATTGCTGTAGAATCATCAATTGGAACAAGATGAGGCTCAGTATCTGCCCACCAAGCATCAAGTGAATAGTATTGGGCAAGTACAGGATCATCTTCGTGATGTTCATTCCAGTAAGTGCAAATATCGCTCCAAGAAATTTCTTTACCGGGAACACCGAAATAACCATCAGTATCTACAAATCTTGTTCCTACATCATTGGAAGCGTTAATATCCGAACTAGCTGTCATTGTTAACTCTTTATAACGATTTTCAAGTGCATTGATTAAATCGTAAGGATTATCACTTCTAGGCATAGAATCCTCCTGTGTTTATAATAAATATACTTATCAATATTTAAGGTTAAGTGTTTGTCCACAACAAAGGCCGAGAATGTGCCTATTCTCGACCAATGTTGCGTCTTTATATTCCTCTTATGGCAAAACGGAGGACTTTGTTAGCCGAAATAAATCGCGTTAAGATATGTTACAGGAAAATCGTCCGGGCCTGAAATATATCCCCAATGCACCTTTCCACTAGAAGTATCAAATTTGACTCTTGTAACTCCATACTGCTTAAGGAATTTTCTAACTTCTGCTCTGAATGCGTTTAAGCTCTGTGGATCTTTGTCCATACTAGGATTTGCAGAAGTATTATAGTAGCCTGATTGCGGTCTAGAAGTATACGGAAGTATATCATATGTATGTCTGCTTAAGGACATACTCCTTGTAATACTGTGAGAACCGTCATGGAAATACTTCATAACAATAGAATATAACCCATCTTTTACTTGTTTCTCTTGGTCATATGACAATTCTAAATTAGTTACAGATGATTTAATATAGCGCTTCATGCAAGTTCTCCTATGTAATATTTAATTATAAAAAAGGTTAGCCTGCCCCAACCACAACATCTACGTATAATATATCTCCAGAATCATCATATCCATCTACATCGCCAATAAATTTTCCATCGATATAAAGTAACCAGCGACAGCCGTCATCTTCGATGCACCTATTACCTATATAGAGTTGATATCTAGATTCAATGATTTCTACGTTACCTGCGAAATCTTCTTCATATTTTCCTCTCTTAGGAAATCTATGAAGCTCTCCGTTATTTTCCCAGTAATAGTCAACATGTATCTGATTAGCTATACCTGAATATAAAATTCCTTTAGAACTTGGTATGTTTCTAATATCTAAATTATGTATTTCCATTTTGAACCTCCGGAATGTATTCTTCTATTTCGCCTTCGTAATCTAAAAATTCTTTTCTGCTAGGAATTGTTCTGATTTCTTTATACGGAATAGGCCATTTATCAATCTTCTTGATATTTATTGATTTAACTTTCAACTGAGAAATGATATTAGATTTTCTTAGCATCTTTCCACGCTCAGCGAGTGATAACTCAGGATTGATAAACTCTGCAATATCTTTGATATTGATAACAAATGCGCGCTGTTGTGATTGAAATAATACAATTACAAATCCGTATGTTCCAGGTATCTGAGATTTGAGCAGAAGACCATCACGTTGCTTGTTGGTGAGCATTCCGAAGTCAAAGCGATCCTCATATGTGCACTTGCTCTCGATGTAATACATATTAGGATGTTTATATAAATCAAAATCACTGATGTTTGACGATCCATACATTCCAGTCATCTGGTCAGGGATTCTATCAAAACAATATCCTTCGTCAGGTCTATCTAACCACTGACGAATTTTATCTTCTGCTTTCTTTCCGTGTTCGTTGTCCATTACTTGTTAATATACTCTCGCATTATGCATTCAGTTGTCATAGCTTCAATAGGATTAGGTACTCTAATATTCTTGAATTTGAATACATATTCGAATTCAAGATTATCTTCAGATAAAGAAGGTCCACTAGGATGATTAATCTGGAAATCGTAGAATCCATTAGCTAAGAATCCTTCAGGTGTTTTCTTTAACAACCTAAGCCACCAATAGTGGCCACCTTCAGCAAGAGGACCCTCATTATAAAGCACCTTGACCCATCTATCAGTTCCAATATACTTGTCGAGATCTTTCTGAGATGTAAACTTCGGAATATAGTTTGATGATTTTGCGTATATTTTCATATTACTTTACCTCATGAACAAGTGTTCTTATGTGTGCTCTTTGAATTGGGCCTGAAGCTACAATAGACTCTACTCGTGCTTTACTATCTTCTCCAATAACTACGCCATTGAGAACAGTCCACCCGCCATTACCTACGGTAGCATGTAATCCTGCCCAGTCTGTGATAGGTCCTGTAATTTTTGTTACTCTATTTACAAGATCGAGAATAACTCGCTTACCAGCTTCGACATTTATTTTATGAATTTCTTCATCACTTTTATGCCACAAATCTTTTGCAGCTTCTACAGTAACACCAAATTCCCGTCTAAAGGGGATGTTAAGATAATCGTCTTCAAGTTTATCTCTAGCAGCCCTTTCAACATAATACTTATTGTATTTATCTGCATTTTCATATCTTTCTGCGAATTTAGGATATATTTCAAACAGTTTGTTCCTTCGTTCTTCGCCGTATAGATTCTGCGGAACCAACCTGTATATTTCATCCCAACAGCGTTTATAGAATTCCGGAGACCTATCTCTGATGTCTTTATCAAATCTATCCCATTCATCAATAAGCTGGTTCATGAAATCTTTGAGCACTTCAGGGATTTCATCAATCTTCTTATCCTTGGCCTTGATTGTTTCTAACTGTGCATTATACTTATCAAGAATTGCTTGTGCTTCTTTAATAGCATAATTTGAGTTATAGATAGATTCTGCATCATCGTCAATGCTGTAGCAAGCTTTACCTTTAGGGCTCTCATAATCCCATCCATTCTTTCTAGCAATTCCCCACAAATCAAATTTACTTTCAAGCGGAATCTTACTTGAATATGTTGTTTTAAGGAGTTCAAGATAGTTGATAAGTTTGCTGTATTCTTCAGAAGAAAGTTCAGGCTTTACGAGATCAAGTTTCTTTTGAATAGCATCTTCTTTTTTCCGAATCCAAGCTCGCTTCTTATCAATTTCAGCTTGCTTCTTCGCTATTTTTGCTTCGATGTCTGCTACATTTGTTGCTGATTTGATATACATCTTCATATGTTGTATCTCCTTAAAAATTTAGCCCTGACCGGAGGGCTAAATTGTTGTGATATTATTTATAACGATTCTGATTATCTTTTCAACGGATCGTAATCTTTTGTGTATCCTACAGATATCTCGTTGAGGTCTTCAATGCTATTTAATATATCTTTTACATAAGTGTATAAGAAGTTAGGATCATTTGTAGGGCTTTCAGATAATTCTTCAATGCATTTATCTCGTACATTTAGCAATGCATATCGAACTACGCCATCTTCAGATACATCATATATAGTATATCGAGGAACAAACTGAGAATCATAGAAAGTAACAGCTAGCGGATAATCTGCTCTAACATTATCGTATGAAGTAGATTCTGCTAATGAATTCCAAGCCTTATCAGACAACTCATCATACTCTTCTTCGGTGAGTTTATCTTCGTCATAAAGATCAGCTAAGTAATTCATAACTTCTTGCCGATCTTTCTTCCCAAGTACAAGCGACTGTTGTATGCGATTGAATGCTTCGTTATATTGCGAACTTGACTTGATGTACAGTTTCATTGTTACTTCCAGCTGATGTGAGCAATATCTTCTTTATTCATGAGAGCGATATCATAAGTAATTGTATAACCCTGATTCTCTAATTTTGTCTTTACAGAATCAATGAGCTTTCCGTTATATGTTACATCATATTGACCGCAATTTGCTGCAGTATTGATAAGATAAGCGATAGATTGTTCTTGCTGATCTGCTTCGGCAGTCTCTGCTACAGTCTTTACATCAGATGCTGCCTTTAATGTCTGTAATTCATCCATTGGAATAAGTGCCATATGTATTTCTCCTTAGATTAAATTTCGCCAGGGATTGCAGAAAATCCGCCATCGAGCATAATATCATCAAGCCAGTTATCTGCGCTGAATTCTAATACTGTACCTGTTCGGAGATTTCTTACCTCAAGATAATATCCCTTGTTAGCGTAATCGTTTACAATTTCATCTACTTCAGATATATTATCTGCCCAAGAATCTTCTGCTAGTCCTGATCCTCTTCCATAATAGCCTCTAACTAAATAGTGATAGGAATCTTCATCTGAAGCAGATACCATATTAGCATAGTACTCAGATTCTTTTGAAGCCGTTACTTCATCGCAAGCATCTACACTTTCGTGCTTACCTAAGTTATAATCAATCCAATGATCTCTAAGATCTTTCTTGAAGAAACGACCGTCTTCAAATGCTTCTTCAAGAGCTTCAACCTTCAACGGCCATCTACTCATACTGACTGAACTGTAAAGCTCGCCGTCATTAGTTAGAAGATAGTAATAAGAATGTCCACCAAATATATCACCATATTTTGTTGTACCGTAATATCCATTAGCGGACTGTACACCATTGTCTTCAGATACTACCAAGACCTTACCCTTGGGCATTGTGTCATTACTGTATTTGTTGAATCTCTCAAAGTTAGCATTCTTATATGAAGGCTTAGTATACGCAGATACATAATTTTGAGGATATTTAGTAAATTTCCTTTTCATTCGTCGTCTCCTTTATGTCCATTAGCAGATAATAGACCAACAAGAACAAATCCAAAAATAGTTCCGAATACAAAACCAAAAAGGAAACCAATTGCACCGTCGCCCATATATCTACCTCCATGATTATATTATAGAAATAATAAAGGTTAGAGGTCACTATCATAATCGGTTTCGATGTCGTGATAGATATCATCTATACATTCTAGAGCATCTTGTAACTGATTATTTTTAATATACTTCCGTACAACAATAAGGCGAGCAAGAATGTACTCTTGCTTGCCCTTGTTGTAGCTCATTAGATTGCTGTTTTGAATATCGCTCACTTGCACCACTTAGAAAGCTCTGCAGCGATTGTATAGTATTCCTCAAAATCAAGCTGCTTGTAGAGAAGTCTAAGTGCTTCTTTCTCGTTCTTCTCTGCAACTAACTGATAGATACTTAAGAAGTCCTTGTAAGAAATCTTACCGCTTCCATAAATGATTTCAAAGATATCAACAGACTTATCAATAGGCTCAGGTACTGTAACAGATCCGTCTTCGCTGTAAACAGGTTCGAGCTGAATGTCATCACCGCTATTATAACGCTGATGCAAGAGGTCAAATGCCTTAGTACCTGTTAAAAGATCAATTCCTCCGTAGAGATTACAGAGCATTCTGATTTGGTTGAAATTAGGTTTCTTTCTTCCAAGGAAATAATCAGTGACCTTTTTATCATCAACATTAAGATACTGAGAAATTCCGTGAATATCAAACGGACCAGATCTAAGCTTACTGGGCCAGAAGTCATAAGTAAATTCAGTTGAAGTTTCCTCTGTACTAATATTGAATGAAGAAAGATCCGGTTCAGGTAATTTTGCAACTTCTGTGATGTCTATAAGTTTGTTTTTCTTCTTAGCAACATATGCTTCGTGAGCTTTTCTGAATTCTTCTTTGCCTTCGTTGAAATCTACTCCAAAGATATGACAAACTGACTTTATGATCTCATCATGAGGCATGTGCTTTCCAGAGAATGCAAAAGACAATGTTGCCTTATGTATTCCAGTTTCCTTAGACAACTCTGTAAAAGACTTCTTATTCTTGAGTCTCAGATCAGCCCAAAAATTACTATCACCGTAGTAACAACAATTTCTACTTGACTTCCAGGTACGCTCTGCACGATAAAATGCATTGTATCCTGTATCGAAATCAATTCCGAACAAGTTACATATTGCTTGAATTTCGTTATCATCTCGGGGAGCGTGGGTACCAGAAAACCAATTACCTATTGTTCCTTTAGGTACTCCAAGCTTCTTAGCAACATAATCGATTGACCAGCCTCGCTTCAATCTTTCCTTGTTCCAAAAAGTTTCTTTTGCTGCTTTAGCCATCTTGATTTCTCCTTTGAATTTCTAGATTTTTTAGATCTCTTTTTGATGCAGCTAACTGTTCCTCTAGAATAGCTATTTGAATTCTCAATTGAGCCATTCTTTGGTCTACACTATTATTAACGATCGTGGAAGGTCTACCTGATTGCATATCTACTCCTTTTGTATACTCGATAATATCTTGTAGGATCTTTTCTGCAAGGACCACAGCGCTCTTCTCTGACGATTGTGGTTTCGAGTCCATTACTTTCAAGAGTAGCACATACTCCTCGAGCAAATTCATAATCCGTAACTTCGCAATGTAGCGAATATCCTTTAGATGTTGCTTCTGCTCTATCCATATTGATATACCTCCTACGCAGTATATAACGATTCTAATTCAAATAACACAAAAGACCCTCGGAAATTAATCCGAGGGCCTCCGCCAAGATGGAAGAATGAACAGTAAAGTGTCAATCTAAATAATTTATTTCATTACCGTAAGCATAACACTTAGGGCAATAACCTCCATCGGATAACTGCGTACCGCAATGAGGGCAACGACGAACTTGTTTAATAGGTTCTATTTCTATCTTGCGCACAGCATCAGGGCTACATAACTTGAGAGAAGCTGTAGACCTCAATCCAAGCCGACATTTCGCTTGATAAAGAATATTTCGCTTAGCTTCTTCTACGCTTTCCGCTGCTGTTTTAAATTCGACATCACGTATCTTGATATTGCCAAACTTATCAGCTATGCTGCCTTTGTATCTGTAAACGGATGATTTAATATAGATTTTCATATAAGTAATAACGATCTATCTTTTTGTTTAACTAATATGACGTACTCTTTATTTGAACCAAAATGGCTCTTGTTCTCTTTGATTTCTACTATATATTTCTCCCATCCAGGATCTACTATCTTACATACCATAAGGTATTCAGAAGCATTAGGAACATTTTTCATAACTAGCGCAAGCCAATCACATTGCGTGAGTTTAGAATTCTGTCCTTCAAAATATACTTCTATATCTTGATATGGTGGACAGATAAATACTGAACAAGTATCATTATAAGTAAAGGTTACTGCATCTCCTAATCCTATTGATCTGCCTTTTGACTTGTGCCAAGCAACTAACTTATCATTTAGATCAATGCCGATGTACTGCTTACCTAATGCAACAGAAGCATCATGCCTAGCACCCCATCCAGCAAACGAATCAACGATAGTATCACTTGTACAGTACTTAGTTATCAGCTCTTCTGCAAATTTTTGAGAAAACCAAGAAGGCTGTTTACAGATGCGAGATACATTCATTGCTGTAAGTACTTGTTTGTTATCTATGAACCCACCAGTATACATTATCCTATTAACTATCATTTTCCATCGGATACTAGGATCATAAAATGCTTCATGAGCACTCCGCATCCCAGATACTTTAACATCATAAAAACACTTAGGACGATCTTCTGCATAAGGGAACTTAGGTGTGTCTTTAAATAGTGAAATATCTACTCCGATTAAAGGTTCAGGACACTTGTCTAGATACTTCAATCCATTTGATATTGAACTATTTGGTTTTCCAAACATGTTACATATAGTACTATCATAATCAGTTATAATTACTACATGATTTTTCTTATATATTTCTAATTTCTTAGTAATTGGAACTGTTTGCTTATAATCATACAAACCTAAAAGAAGTTGCAATCCTTTGACCTCGTACAGTACTCCTTCAACTTCGAAATCGATGAATGTAGTATGCAATTTACCTTCGTATTCAAATTGTATCGGAATATTCCTCTTAACTTCCAAACCAAGCGACTTCCAGAAATCATACACAAGTTTTTCATATGAACTATCTAAAGGCAACCCATCGCAACTTACAATGTGTTTATTAGAAACTCGTTTACGCTGAGTACATTCTTTAGAACAGCATAATTGAGTCCAAGGTTTGTTGTAAGGATAAGATGTTCCACACACATCGCAATTTCTATAATGCTGCTCTGTGCATATACGCTGTGCATTATCTGTAATCTGAAACCGTTTACCACATATAGTACAATACTTGTATGTTATGGGCTTAGGGACTTCCTTCTTAGGCTGTTTAGGATTGTTTTTCTTACCTGCAATGCTTAGTTTTTCACGAGCTGATGCACTTTGAGAACCTACTTCAACTCCATATTTGTCCATACAAGTTCTACGATATAATGCTTCTTTGCATGCTTCAGAACATGTCTGAGTATTAGAATCTGGGGAACGAAGTTGAAATTGTGTTCCGCAAACTACACAGCTTCGATAATGTGGCCCTTCACAATAAACAGATGTATTAGAAGTAGAAGTAAATAGCTTTCCGCATAATTTACAAGGCCTAACTACAGACTGAATTGCAGACTTCCTCAACTCAGCACTACACTCTTTAGAACAGCATCTTCTTGGGTGTGTATAATCAAATTCAAAATCTTTACCACAAACTTCGCACTGTCTCACTTGTGTTTCTTCTTTTAACTTAAAATCAAATTCAGGATTGCGCTTAGCAACCATATCTTTTACAAGTTCGGGAACAAGCATCGGATTGCTAACACCATACTTCTGAAGGCAGTTTTCTTTATAAGTCTGAACACCTAAAGTATCCGCACAGGACTTACTACAAGTTTTAGGTGCGACACTATTAAGATGTGACGAAGTAATTGCTATACGGTCACCGCATATTAAACAATTAACATAATGTTGACGAGAACAATACTTAGCTTTGCTCTTAGGAAATGGCCTACCGCAAATAGCACACAGTTTAATATTATCTGAGGATACTTTAATTTCAAAATCCTCATTTACAAAAATATCTCGACCTTGAATACTGTCTAAAAACTTACTCATAGATATATTATATTACGATTTTGACAAAAATCAAGGCTCTGCATAAAAAATAGGCGGAGAGGATTAACTCCCGCCTATCTGAAATTTGATGTCAAGAACGATTACTGAATTTCGTCCGGCTTCAGGTAAATTGCTCTCGAAATGACGAAGGTGCATTGAACCTGAACCAAGCCACCGTCTTGTGTCATATCGCCGTTGTTGAGATTCTTGATCCAAACACCGGGGCACTTGATAACATCTCTCGCCTGTCCACCAGTACCATCATATTTAATAAAGTAAACTGTTCTCATGTACTGAGAAGGTAATCCAAGGCACTCTGTAAGCGGATCGTAGACTTGCTTTCTCCAAGCTCTCAATGCTTCAAGAACATTAGGTGTTGTGTAGCAGTTGAGTGTCCAGTTAACATCACCATAGTCAATCTTCTGAGGGAACTTGATGAGGCCGTTTCCGTAATGTACTGTGATTGAATCCTGAGTCTCTTCGATAGCACCTACTTCTGCTGTAGAGAGTGTAAGTACATCGGAAAATTCTGCAGGGCTAGATCCATCCATGTTGTATATACGGATTTCGAAGTTGTTTTTGTACAATGTCGATAGGTAAATCTACTGTATCAATGTTTCCGATTTTTCCCCCGACTCACACCGGACATGAGACTTTCACCTCATCCGGCGTTCCATCGTATTTATAATTACTTCGACTAATATAAATACGACTAAAGGCCATAACTCCATTGAATTATTATCTTCAATATCATAGCTTCGACCTTAACTTTTCAGTATCAGTTAATTAGCTTATTATTCTTCGACTAAATGCTATAACGCCTGATACCTTTCCTTGTTCCGAAGATTCTATCTTTGCATATATCTTTAGGTGCTTACTTTGCATAGAATAGCTGGATATTAGATTTTCTAATATATAGGATTTCATATTCCGCAGCTTACTCTCCTACACTATTACTATACGTTCATTCGCAAGTTCGTCAGTCTATTAGACATTCTC